CAATTAAAATTTTATGATATTGTAGTTGATGTTAACGGATATGACTATATGGTTCCAATAAAAACATTATATTGTGATTCGTTTCCAAAATATAATCCAAACGATAAAAAAGTAACTTTAGAATTAAGAGATTTATATTTTTATTTTGAATCAATTCTTGCACCAGAAATGCTTGTTACTAACGTATCTTTAAGTTATGCAGTATCTTTACTTTTGGATTCAGTAGGGTTTTCTAATTATACCTTTAAAAGAGTTACTGGAGAAAAAGAATTAATAATTCCATTCTTTTATATTGGTCCAGACAAGACGGTAGCAGAAGTTTTGAATGACTTAGCATTATCTACACAAACAGCAATGTTCTTTGATGAATATAATAATTTTGTTATGATGAGCAAAAATTATATGCTTCCTTCAAATTCTGAAAGAGATGTGCAATTTACTTTTTATGGATCAAATGATTTTATTAAAAACAATGAAATAAGAAATAAAAATAAAAATATTAAACTAACTAATATTATAGACATAGCGTCTAGTGATAAAAATGTTTTTAATGACGGAAGGATTAATTATAAATCAAGATATATTCAAAGATCATACGGAACAATTAAGCAAGCGTCAATGATAGATAATGAGGCTGCAGCAAAAAACTGGATATATAAACCAGCACTTTTATGGGAGGTAACTGGTGAAAATCCATTAAGGTCAATAAATGGGCAGGTTCAAAGTCAATCGGGATATAGCCTATCTGCTATTCCATTAAACTCTAATTTATCAAATAATGAACCAGTTGTTGTAGGAAATCAAATAACAAATAACACAATTGATCTTGGTGAAGCCGTATACTGGTTAGGAAGACACGCTGGATATTTTTACGCCAATGGAGAGATTATAAGATTTGATGCATTACAATACAACATTCCTGGCGCAGAAAAAGTAATTACAACACAAGATAATAATGGAAAGATTAGTTTTACAACAACTAATGTTGGTGCTATTGGAAATGTTTGGATTAGCAGTAATCAAGAATATCAAAACTATATGTCTAAACTTACATTTAATGGAAAGATATATCCTACTGGATTAGTTCGTATTTATTCTGAGCCAAAATATGAAGAGATAAATGGAATAACCGTTATGAAAAACGGTAGCGTTTCTAGACATGGAAGAGGTCAGTTTGGAACTCCAGTACTTTCTCATAAGGCTGGACTAGATCCTTATTGGAGTAATGATTTGTATGTTCGTGGAATGGATATGGAGAGCAAATATTTGTTTGGATTAGAACATATTGCCAAGACTAAGGAGGAATTAGTTAAAGATATAGGTGAAGCAATAACTTTAAGTGATGGCGAGGCTGGAGTAAACAACATAAGATCTAAAGAAAATAAAAGAACTGGAATTATTAAAAACTTTTTATCTACATCTTTTACAAAAGAAACACAAAACAATACTATAAAATCAACACAAACTGGATCTGTTCAATCATCGGCATTGGTTATGTCTGGACCTTCATTTCCAAATACAGAAACGCCACTTAACTTCTTATCATATCAATATAAAGCATTAGACAATAGATATAAGCATTTTGGAACAAGGATGAGAATTATTGGTAAAATTGAAACAAGTGAAACACGTGGACAGACACCATTAAATCCTACGCCATACTATGTCCTTCAGGGATCACAACCAAATCAAAGTCTTAATATATCTGGCGGATCTGGAGGAATTGCTGTTCTCTTAAATCCAAACACCAATGTTGGATATTATTTTGAAATAATATCATTAACAGAAAAAAATGTTAGTGAGTATTCAACTGCTACAGAAAATCTTCATAATGTAATTTTCTATAAAGTTTTATCTGACCCAGAACATAAAGCAATACCTATAAAATTATGGGGCGGAATTACAAACATAATTGTTGATGAAGGTAACTTTGTTGGTCTATCAAGACTGACGGGCGAAAAGAATTCTACCGTATATGATTTAGCAGTAGAATATCAAGACATAGGTTCTATTAGAAGGTTCTACTTATATATTAACAATCAAATAGTAAGCATCGTAGATGATGAAGCACCAACACCAGTTTATAACAACATGGCTTTATTTGTTCGTGGCGGATCAAAATGTATGTTTGAAAATATATATGCATTAACCAATAACTACAGTCAAAATACTGTCTTTGCATTAGACACTCCAGTATCAGCAGCATTTGAAGATAATGAAATTAATGCTAATGAGTCATTTAGAAAATATTCTATGTCTGGCATTATACAGTCTACTTATCTTTCTGGAATAAGTCCAAGTCAGCCACCTAAATTTAATATTTATTTTGAGGAATTTGGAAGTATAATGAGAGAAGCAGCATATTTAAAAGTTAGATATGATAAAGCATTTCCAGCACTATATGCACAACTATCTCCCACCTTCAATAGAATTAAGGGATATACAGTTTCTGGATTTAGGGCTGGATCATATGGAGCAGAATTTTTAATATTTAATGCTACAGATACTGCAATTAACTTAGATGAAACTAGTGGAAACTATTTAAGAATACAGGGAGTAACGTTTACACAACAATCAGAAAATGAATTAACAGTAGATAATTATTTTGCTAAAAATAGTAATTTTTCTGATCCAGAAATTGGTAAAGATGGCTTGATTGTTTCTCCAATTAAAGCACAACAAGATTTTGATAAAATAAAAACGAGCAGGCTAACATATGGAAAAAAAGAGTTTTCTATGGAGACCCCATATATTCAGTCTGAAGATGACGCAAAAGATTTAATGTCTTGGATTATACAAAAAATCATGAAGCCAAGAAAAAGCATTGGACTTAAAGTATTTAATTTGCCTATTGTACAATTAGGAGATATAGTAAATATAGAATATAAAAATGAAAATAATTTAGATGTTGTTGTTTCTCCTAAATCAAAATTTGTAGTTTACAACATAGATTATCAAAAAGATATAGGTGGACCCAATATGACACTATATTTGAGCGAGGTGTAGTATGGTATATTTTAATGGAGATGGAAAAATAGTTTATGATGATTATCCAGTTGCACCAACACATGAAGAAAAAATGTCTTGGAAGACAGGAAGTGCAAAGAGAGTAACCAGTGCCACACAACTCAAAGAATATGGTGATTATATAAGTGGGTTAAATGCAATACCAGACGATCCAACTGTTTTATATCCAAACGGCAAAGTCGATGAAGATGTAAGTCCTGCAACATCAAATTTAATTTTATTTAAAAATGATACATTACCAGACACCATAATGACAGATCTCATATTTGAAAATATAGGTGGTCAAGAATTAATTAATATAACAAGATCAGATTTAGTCAATGGACAAAATATTCTATATCAACCAATTAAAAATTTAAGTAGTCTATATTTTCAATATAATCCTCAAAATATTTTAGGCTTACAGGATATAGACTCAAACTATTTTAAACAATTTCCAATTAATTTTTCTAGCAAAACACCAGAATGTGGAACTGGACCTAACTGCTCTATAGTATATATTGATCAAGAAACTGGCAACTTAATAATTAATGTTATTAACCTGGCTAAAGATGAACAGGTTGAGGTTTCTATTATATCTGAAGGGGTAGTATTAGATGATACAATATATGTGGTGTAAATATGATTACTAACATTGGAAAAGGGATTTTAGCCAAATATCTTATAGGACAGGCTCCTGCCTATGCATCCTACATTGCAATAGGCTGTGGCGCCAGGCCGTTAAATACTAATCAACCATTTGCTGATTATTCAAATAAAAAAAGTTTAGACTTTGAAATGTTTAGAGTTCCTATTATTTCAAGAGGCTATGTTAATGATGAAGGGGTAGAAAAAATTGTTTTAACCGCAGAGTTGCCAACTGATGAGAGGTATGAAATATCAGAAGTTGGAATATATTCTGCTGGAGCAAACCCATCTGCTGGAGCATATGACTCTAGATCTTTGTTTGCTTTTACTGTAAATGAAAATTGGGAATACTTCGACCAAACAACTTCTAGCAAGTTAGAAGTAATATATGAACCATTAGGTGAAAATAACGTTATAAATCAACCATATAAAGCCTTTCAAACAAACTCAGACAATGTTGTATTTACTGATTCTAGCAGAACATCTAGGTATGAAAGAGCAAGGTTTTATAATAATATGGTAATGATGAGAGGAGATTCGGCAAATCTAACTGTAGAAAATAATCATTTAAAAATAAATACAGGATCTGATCATTTACACTTATTGGGAACATCTTTAGATTTTAATAAAAATGTACCAACTGATGAAATTAAATTGGCATTTAGCATCATAAATAAAGATCCAGATTCGTCTATTGTTCCCGACGAAGTAAGAATATTATTAGAATTTGCAGAAACCAACACGGTTGGAAGTGGAGAGTCTGCTAGATTTGAAGTCATAATGAAAAACCAAGATTATAATTTTTCAACAAACAGATATCATGTAGTAACTAAACAATTACAAGAATTATACAAAACTACTGGTTTCACATGGAACAATGTCAGTGTCGTAAAAATATATACAACTGTTATTAAAAATGGGCCATCTAGTGACTTTTATGTTGGTTTAGATGCAGTTAGATTTGAAAATGTTTCAACAACAAATCCAGTATATGGTCTTACAGGCTATACAGTATTAAAAAATAACAATGCACAAACTGTGATTAAGGCTGCAAACACAACAAACTATATAGAGTTTAGATTTGCATTGGATGTGCAATAATGCCTACTCCAGATGCTGGAATTAAAAAAGTTATAATACCAAAATCTAAATTACCTGGATTTTTTGGTGCAAATAAAAAATATGTTTTGAGATATAGGTTTATTTCTGAAGATAAAAATAGAACTTCGCATTGGTCTCCAGTATATAAAATTATTGCAGAAGATACTCCAGAAGAAATACTTAATAGTATTATTATAGACAAAGATCATCGTGTTATTAATTTAGCGTGGCAGCCTCAACAACATATTGAAGAATATTTTATATACGTAAAATGGAATAATGCTGGATGGGAATATTATACAAAGACATCTCAAACAAACCATTCTATAGTTTATGACGTTACTAAGACATACGTTCATATTGCCGTTCAGCCTAAAACTATACCATTGGAAAAATTTGACGACGCAACTCTATTTGAAAATGAGGGCAGTCTGATATAATTAGACAGGAGGAATTATGGCAAAAATACCATTACCAGAATTAGGTCAACCGCTTGACGTTTCTTATATTTATCAAATTGCTAATGCAATTAACGAATTATCGCTGCAGGTCTCACCAGCAATATACAAATATGTTACGGTAGACGTTCCTGGATCAGTATCTCAAAATGCCAAGGCTTCTGAAACTAGAATTATTGCAGGATATACTGATGTTGTCAAAGGCTCAAATCAGAGCGTAGGAAGTCAGCAACCATTTTCTTATAGTTTTGCAGCAGACTTTAAATTTGCTCCAATAGTTACTGCAACTCCAATTAATATTGGCGGTACAGAAGCAGGCAAAAATGTTTCAGTTGTAATAAAAAGCATTACAACATCTAAGGTTGACGGCATTGTTAATTTTAATTCTAGTGGAGATGTATCTATTGGCGTTAATTTAATTATCGTCGGCATGCCTAATTAATGATTAAATGCAAAAAATGTTCAAGATATATGATGATAGACAGAGTTTATACCTCTTTATCTCATATAGAAATATATTGTTTTATTTGTGGATCAAGAAGATTTTTTCATCCACCGCTTGAGTCAGGGGAAGGCACGTGGTTATTAAAAAAGGAATTAGAACGAGCGAAGACTACAACCTCTCCTCTGTAATTACAGGAAGTAAAAAAATTTGGTTTTTAAATAAAGACTTAGTTAGAGTTATTCATTATAACAGATCAAATGGCATTATGTCAATTTATAATATAACAAAAGATAAAACTGAAAGTTGTTTAACAAAAGAATTTAAAAATAAAAAAGAAAGAGCATATACTGTATCAGAAACTGCAGATCTTGTCAATAGACATAGAAAATATATGCCTACATTAATGAAACGTGGAATTATTCCAAATCCTATAGGTGCACAAAAAGATGGCAAACGTGCATGGCAGATTAGATCATATTATTCTGAATCGCAAGTTAGAGAGATTCGTGATATACTGGCTACATATCATATTGGAAGACCAAGAAAAGATAATTTAATAACAAATGATATAACTCCAACAAAGGCTGAGTTGACACGCCGAATGGGGGATGGTATACTTACATATACCAAGACTGAAGACGGTAGGTTTATACCAATTTGGTCAGAATCAATATAGTAGAAGGGTATGAAGATGGAAGATACAAGGGTATCAGTAACGCTCGGCTATACACAGAATTTGGGTAATTTCCAGTCATTAAGAATAGACTTGGGTATAGTAGATTCAAAACGTGACGGAGAGACTGTAGATCAGGCATTTGTGCGTGTGTATAAGTTTGTTGAAGACAAACTAACAGAAAAAGTGGCAGAAGCAAAGGTTGAAATAGACGAAGGAAATTAATGTGACCGATAAGCAGAAGCGATTGGCTCTGTTAAGTCGGTTTGACAAACACTACACGTTTAAACTAGGACACAAGCCAAGATATAACAAATGGGTTGAGCAGTGGTCTGCTAACGCAATTATTGACTCATATGGAC